GAAAGCTGCTGCTGGTATGGAAGAGGTCAGGAAGTTACTTGGCAAGCCAATCAATGTCAATTCTTGGTTGCGTCTGCCAGAGGTCAATGTCGCTGTGGGTGGATCGAAGATCAGCTCACACATGGATGGTTGGGCTATCGACTTCACCTCTAAGGGCTTTGGTAGTCCTTTGGAGGTCTGTAAGGCTATTGAGGCAGCAGGTATCAAGTTTGACCAGATGATTCACGAGTATGCGTCTTGGACTCATATCTCCTTTGCACCTGAGATGCGTGGGCAGAAGCTCACCATCTTTAGACCGCAAAACAAATACGCCATCGGCTTACTCACACAAGACGAGTACAACAAGGCTCTATGACGAACTTCTACCAGCAGCTCCAGACTCCAGCCGTACCAGACCTGCCTAATCCGCAAGATCGGTATGACCGTCTGACTGTTGCGCAGACGAATGGTGCTTTGCGCACCTTCTTCTTGAAGTTGACTAATGCCTTGCAGTCCCTTGCGTCTCCTCGCGGTGGTAGGTTTATCAATATGCCTTACGGGGCATTCCAAGACTCAACCAATCAGGTGGCAGCCAATACGACAACTGCCTACGCCATAACCTTTGACACAACAGACTTCAACAATGGCGTAACCTTGTCTAACTCGTCAAGGTTGAATGTGTCTCAGGCTGGAATTTATAACATTCAATTCAGCATCCAGTTTAAAAACACCACTAACGACACACAAGATGTAGATGTGTGGTTTAAAAAGAACGGCACAAACATCGACAAGTCAAACTCAAGATTTGGTCTTGGTCCAAGAAAATCATCAGGCGATCCAACTCACATGGTCTCTGCCATGAACTTCTTTGTAAGCATGGAAACAAACGACTATGTTGAACTCATGTGGAGACCTTCAGATGTAGGTGTCAGTATCGAACACTACGCTGCCAGCTTTACGCCAACAAGACCAGCAATACCGTCGGTCATTGCGACAATGACATTTGTCTCCAATCTTTCAGCATAATTAGACCCTATGGCACTCGTACCAATCAAAATCCCTGCTGGCGTTTACCGCAACGGTACTGAGTACCAGTCTGCGGGGCGCTGGTATGACTCAAACCTTGTGCGTTGGTTTGAGAACACTCTGAGACCTTGGGGTGGGTGGCGTAAGCGCTCAACCTCACAGATGACTGGTGTCAGCCGTGGAATGCTCACTTGGCGTGATAACTCCAACTTGCGTTGGATCGCTGCTGGAACACCATCAAAGCTCTACGCCATGAATGAGGCGGGAACTCTCAAGGACATTACCCCCACAACCTTTACGACTGGTGATACAGACGCTAGTCTGAAGACGGGTTACGGTTACAGCAACTACGGCTCATATTCCTATGGTGTGGCGCGTCCAGACTTGGGCGACATCATTCCAGCAACAACTTGGACAATGGATTCTTGGGGCGAGTATCTTGTGGCGTGTTCTAGCAAGGACGGGCAACTCTTGGAGTGGCAGTTAGGCTTTACAACCCCTACAAAGGCTGTTGCCATTACTAACGCGCCAACGAGCTGTGCAGCCGTGATGACTACGGCAGAGCGCTTTGTCTTTGGGCTTGGCGCGTCAGGCAATCCACGCAAAGTATCTTGGTGTGATCAAGAAAACAACACAGTATGGACACCATCCGCAACGAATCAGGCTGGTGACTTTGAACTTAATTCTGTCGGGTCTCTGAAGTGCGGTAAGCGCGTCAGGGGTATCAATCTTCTGTTTACCGATGTCGATGTCCACGCTGCTACCTATATTGGACTGCCTTATGTCTACTCCTTTGAGAAGGCGGGATCGGGCTGTGGCGTGATCTCGTCTCAGGCAGTAGCAGCCATTGATACCGCAGCCATTTGGATGTCTAAGTCAGGTTTCTGGGTGTACGACGGCTATGTCAAGCCATTGGTGTCAGATGTTGGCGACTACATCTTCCAGAACATCAACTACAACCAAGCCTCCAAGGTCTACGCAGTACACAACTCAAAGTATGGCGAGATCATCTGGTTTTATCCTTCTAGCCAGTCTAACGAGAACGACTCCTATGTCGTCTACAACTACCGCGAAGCGCATTGGGCTATTGGCACTTTGTCTCGTACTGCTGGAACTGACAGGGGCGTATTCGTCAATCCTTTGATGATTTCGTCAGACGGATACATCTACGAGCACGAGGTTGGCTTTGCGTATGACAGCGCTGTCCCATATGCTGAGTCTGGTCCTTACGAGATTGGTAACGGTGACAACATCGTGTCTGTGCGTCGGGTGATTCCTGATGAGCAGACTCTTGGCGAGGTTGTTGTTTCCTTCAAAACTCGGATGTACCCGATGGCGACGGAAACCACTTACGGACCGTATTCCGCAGCTCAACCCACAGATGTGAGGTTTGCTGCCAGACAGGTCAAGGTCAGGTACACGGGCAATGTCTTAGACGATTGGCGCGTTGGCGTTAACCGATTTGATGTTGTCGCAATGGGTAAGCGGTGACTTAGAATTGAGTCAAGAATTAAGGGCGGGGAAAGTGCCTGTGTGTATCCGAGAGGATTACACCTTTTACTTGGAGTTCTTTAGGGGTAATTTGTGGTTTCACATCGACATCAAAAGATGGTCGTCTGAAGTCAAAAAGGGTTGCCAGAGGGACTTTGCTCTTTTAGAGAATTTAATTGGGAAGCCTATCGTCGCGCTGATACGCGAGGATGACATCAAACTTGTAAGATTTGCCAAGTCATTTGGCTGGTCTGAGAAATGTCAAATATCACTATTGGACGGATCGAAGGCTTTTATTTACACCAACATGGTGTGACAAGGGAGATGATATGGGTGGAGTAGTAAGCGATGTAGTTAGTGGTGTTGGTGACCTCGGTCAAGGTGTCATTGACACCGTTAGCGATGTTGGTGCAACCATTGACGATGAGGTTCTTAATACCGATCTTGGAAAAGCAGCACTACTTGCTGCTGGTGCTTATTACGGTGCGCCATATTTAATGGGAACTGAAGGCGCTGCATTGTCTGGTGCAAATGCAGCAGTCGCTGCCGATAACGCATACCTTGCTAGTCAGGCTTTAACTCCAGCACAGGCTGCTGCTGCTGCTGCCAGCTCGGTTGAGGCATCTCAACTGGCGGGGCTTACTGGCAGTACAACCACGCCAAGCATTTATGACCAAGTAATAAGTCAACTCAATCAATATCCGACAACATTACCTCCAACAACTACACCGACAGTTACTCCTCCAGTTACCACGTCGGCTATCCCCTCAGCCGTTACGAATGCTGGCGAGATGACTGCACAGCAGACACTTGAGAAGATTGCGCAAGAGCAAGCAGCGTCTAAGGGTTTAATTGGTGGCGCAATGGATTGGGCTTCTGCTAACGCACCTTTAGCGTTGGCTGGTGCTGGTTTGGCTGCTAAGGCTTTAGGTGGAAGTACACCATCATCAAGCACCGCAACGACTAGCATTGACCCAGATGTCAAGGCTGCATATCTACGCAACCTAGAAGAAGCCAGAGCAACTGCTGCTGGCTTAGGCACTAGAGAGTTTGCTCCTTATGCTGAGTACAACCTTGGTATGGTTCAGAAGTACATGAACCCTTACGAGCAAGAAGTCATCCAAGGAACTCTTGGAGACATAGAGCGTGCTCGTCAAGGTCAAATATCTGCTGAAGGTGCAAGAGCAACTGCTGCTAAAGCCTTTGGCGGTACACGCCAAGCAGTAACCAGATCGCTGGTTGATGAAGCAGCACTACGCAATGCAACTAATGCTGTTGCACAACTTCGTCAGGGTGGCTTTGCACAGGCTCAGAACTTAGGCTTAGCACAGCAACAAATGATGCAGCAGTACGAGCAACAAAGACTCGATGCAGCTCGCAATTTAGGTCTAGAGCGTTTGAATGTGGCGCAAGGCGCACTAAGTCTGCAACCAGCAAGGATCGGTGAAAGCACTACAAAGCCAATCTACACAAACCAAGTAGCGTCTGGATTTGGTGGTGCTTTGGGTGGTGCTCAACTAGGTTCTTTGATCGGTGGCAAGGAGTCTGGAAGCGAATACGCAGCCTACGGTGCTGGACTAGGCGGTCTGCTTGGATTCTTAGGTTAAGGGGTAAGACATGGCAACAATGCAAGACTTTGGCGGTTTACTCTTTGGCGGTGGTGGTACTGGTCTTGAAGACTATCTAAGCGCTGACCAGCAAAGTGGAATTAGAAACCAAGCGCTTCTACAAGCAGCAGCAGCATTGCTTTCTGCTGGCGGTCCAAGCGAGAGACCTTTCTCTTTAGGTCAAGCCCTTGGCGGTGCTCTGCAAGCAGGTTCTGCTGGATACCAGCAAGCACAGCAAGGTGCTATACAAAATCTATTGACACGCCAGAAGTTACAAGAAGCAGATCGTGCAGCGCAGATGCGCAAACTGTATCCGCAAATATTTAAAGAGACGATTACTCCAGAGCAGATGACTATTGCTGGAATTCCAGCGAGGGTTGTGCGTGATGACGAAGGCAATTTGATGCCCAATGCACAGGTTACACCAGCGCAGAGACAGATAACCATTGATCCAAGCAAACTGCAAGCATTGACGGCTCTGTCTTCTGACCCGTTATCGACATTGGCTTCTGTGTCTAAGTTAGTCCCAGACTTGCGTCGTGCAGGGTTCTTAACGACTGGCGCACAAGAGAATCCCTTTACGATCTTTACGCAAGACCCAACAATTCCTGCAAGTATTAAGGCGGTAGCAACTCGTCTTGAAAAGAGCTATGCCTCTGGGTTGATTGACGAAGAAAAAGCAGACCAGCGTATGCGCGAATTAGGTGAGAGTGTTCGTAACGCACAACAGTTTCAACAAACTAAAGCGCAACAAGCATCACAGTTTGCGCAAACTGCTGCTGGAACAGAGGAAGCAAGGATTTTTGCTAGACAACAAGCTGATGCATTGCTTGCACTTCGTCAGCAAGCCGAAGCCAATAAGCCAGAGACCTTCTCCTATGCACAGAAGAAGGAATTTGACACGGTTCAAAAGACTATGGCAGAAGCTAAATCAGCAGAGGACAGCGCATTCATTGCGGATCGTGCTGCACCTCTAATCTCTGAGGCGTACACAGGCAAGATTGAGGCTGGTGCTAAGGGCTTAATTGGCGCTATGGGAATATCTACAACTGCCAAGGAAGCAAACGACAGATTGACTCAACTGTCTCAACAACTTGCGTTGAAGACTCCTAAGTTTAGTGGTCCTACATCTGACGCTGACGCAAAACGCTACGACAAGGCTGTGGGTGACTTGGCTAATCCAAGTGTTACGCCAGAATCTAAGGTTCAAGCGTTGCAAGACATTAAGAAGTTGGCTGTCAAGGCTGCTGACTACGCGCAACAACAAGAGAACTATTACTACGCCAACAACAAGAGTCTTAAAGGATTCAAGTACACACCGTCTAACCCATTCGGACAGTAATCATGGCAACAAAACCCACTCAAAAAGACATATTCCTATTAACCCAGCGTCCTGACCTTGCGTCTAAGTTCGATGAGGTTTACGGCAATGGAGCTGCTGCCGAAGTGCTGGCTAATGCAAGTCAATCCACAAGTCCTAATGGCGCTGCGTTTGGAGTCTTTCCACAAATGAAGCCACAGCGCAGTTCGAGGTCGGAATCAGCTCCAGAGGCTGGAAGTTATACAGGCGCAGCTATTCGCGGTCTGACTCCTCCTTTGGCTACCGCTTTGATGGGAGCGCCATTCGGACCAGTCGGGATGTTGGCAGGATCATTGGCTCTGCCAGCAGGTGACGCATTAACGGCACTACTCAATACCGCAACGGCTGGTGCTGAGAAAGTTACTGGCGGTCAGTATGGACGCATCACACCGCCATCACAGGCTATTCAGAACCTCTTAACGCAAGCAGGAGTACCAAAGGCAGAGACGACTGGTCAGCGTGCCTTAGAGACCAGTTTAGGCGCTATGGGTGGTACTGCCTCACAAATGGCTGGATTACAGAAACTGGCACAGACTGCCGTCTCACCAGTTACTAGGG